ATACGAAGCGCCCACTGACGCACATTGGTCAGACGACAGCCATGACATTTACCACAAGGAAGAAGAATCTCACGACAAACAGCGAACTCAGACACATAACGCTGATAACGACGATGGGACTTGAGATCATCGAAAGAACACCAAGTACGAACACCATCATCGGCAGTAGATTCAGGCCACCACAACTTAGGAGGAGCAAACTCACGAACCTCGCCAGTCTCGGTGTCAAATCCGTTTAAAAAGTGACCTTGAATAGCCTTATTAGGACGATAGCAACCCATTTGACCTCCACAGTCGATTAGGGTATAAAAAAGAGATCGAAGCAAGAACCCCCCGGCTCCACACCGGGGGGTTTTTTCATGCCCGACGACCGCCGCGCATGTTGGGAGTAGAAGTGGGCTGTTTAGCCCGAGGATGAGCAGTACGTTTAAAGACCTTTTTTGAATAGGTTTTAGGGACTTTCATACGTTTCATTATGGATACTCCATGAGGGTGAGTTTTAGAGAGACACTTTGTTGAACAATTTCAACGCCGTGTCATTTGGCGGTAATAGATCAAGTAGTGTATTACCGCCCTTTCGAGGCCCCGGCTGGGGCCTCAACTGACGACCCCTTATCAGGGGTCGACTTATGTGTGGCCTCGTCCGAGGCCACAGACGGGCCTAACGGCCCTTCTGGCTTGGCAGGGGTAGGGGTAGTAGCGGAGGGAACAATCCCTAGCTCCTGAAGCCGTTTCTGAGCGGCAGGATTGCCAAGAGCCCGCGAGAGCTCTGCGGGGTCATTATGAAATTCCTCACGAATATCAGGAGGGAGCTGCATGAAGGCATTTTGAGCAGCAAGAACAGCATTGAATTGAGCCTCATAATTTTGAGGCAGAATCGTCTCGTCAATGAAGAACCCCGGACGACGAGACTGAGTAAAAGGCGTAAGGCCTTTGACCATGTTGTTGATGTCCGTTTCATAGGCCTGAGAGCGAACAGTTTTAGAAGGCTTTGAAAAAGTCAAAGCCCCAGAACGGGAGCGAGCTGAAGCGTGAGGGTCGATTTTAGACATTAGCGATATCCTCCATACATTGAGTGAGTGGGTTTAGCGGTAGACTTGAAGATAGGCAAAGATTTAACGCCTTTAGCGATCGAGGAAATCCCCTTAACACCAGCAGCGATACCAACACCAGTAGAGCCAGCCATTTGAGCAAGAGCACGGTATTGAGGAGGAAGGGCCCTAAGGCCCTCATTTTCAAGCTGCTGACGAATATATTGCTGACGAGTAAGAGCACCTTGAGCGTCATTAAGATTAGACTGCGTTTCAGATTTAACAGTATCAGCATTAGTATTTTTAATATTTGCAACACCCATAGCGGTATTCATAGCCTTAGCACCAGTATTCGCTATATCGGCATAGGAAGAAGTATCAGCAACAGAACCTGAAGGCGTAGAAGCACCACCTTGAGAATAAGCAAGAATAGGATTCAAGCCTGCTGCACGCATATCAGCGACACCACGCTGATAGGACGTATTAGACATTTGAGCTTGAAATTCGCGGTTATCAGAGGCAGCTTCATCGGCCTTATTACCACCGATGATATTACCAACAAGACCAAGAGCACCACCAACAAGACCACCAAGAAAGCTCATAAATCATTCTCCATCAATAAGAGCTGGCCAATCACGAGCAATCAGCTCATCGGCCAGCCGGCGCGATTGCGCACGCCGGCCGGCTTCAACAAGAACCGATTCAAGATCAAGACGAACCGGCACATAAAAATCATCATTAGCAGCAATCACCACATCCGAGCTCCACCAAGTTTAACAGGAACAGAACGCACAGGCATGGGACGAACGTGCGTCATCTCGATATAACAGTCAGCCTTAAAGTCAGGCTCAGTCGTAACAACGACAACACGATCGAAGGGAGGGTTTTCAACAATGAACTCATCATTGAGCTGCGGAAGAGAAGCAAAGTCTTGAGAAAGGTTCCACGCAGCAAGAGTATTAGCAACGTGAGGACGGAAAAGACCACCAACACGATTAGGCATGTAACGATACTCCGCCCACCGTTCCTGATAGCCAAAAGTGTCGGCATCATCGCCGCCACCAGCAGTACCTTGACAATAGATTTCCTTATTAAGAACAGCTTGTTCACCAAGGTTAGCCAAGACAGGCGTATAGAAATCCAGGCGCGTCCGCCTGGAGTAATGCCGAGGCATACCCTGAGAGTACGTAAGATCAGCGTAAACACAGAGAAAGCCAAGAACAACAGAATGCTCCGTGAACGACTTCACAAAGCCAAGATTACGAGCCGAGATAGTGCCAAAAGCAGCAAGATTCGCCTGAGGCGAACCAGATTGAGAAGCAGAAGTTTGAGGGACAGATGTAACATCGAGCGGAACAGTGTCACCACCGAGATACTCAGGATATTGCATACGAGCGTCAGGGTTAGTGACACCAAAGTGAGCAAAAATTTGCTCAGGATAGCGCGTACCACCACGCGCATCGATCTCGAGAAGCTCTTGAGCCAAGAAAGCAGAACGGAAAGCATTGATAGTAACAGAGGTGACAGAAGAGAGATCAGCAATCATCCCAGACTCACCAGAGGTAACAATACCAAGCTTAGAAAGAGAACCGGGCTGAGTAGTAAAAGAAGCGCCAGACGAAGCAACAGACTGATCATAGAGCTGAGTAGAAAAGCCAGCAACAAGCCCAGAAGTATAGCCAAGGCCATAGTTAGTGGTGCCATTAGTGACACCGAGGGTCTTACCATCACCAAGAACGGGAGCAGTACCAGAGAGACCAATACCGACAGGATCGCCTTTTTGAGCAAAGGGCAAGCAGCTCGTAAAATAATCATGACGCTTGCCACGCTTAAGAAGTACATAGTCAGCAGGATCGTCGGGACCATCATCAAGGTCGACGACAACAGGGTCCTGCAGGTTTTGATCACGGTAGGCATAGTTGTAGATGAAGTTATAAGCACGAGTCAGAAAGACGTTGTGGGTCGCACCAGCAACGGTGATAGTCCCGTCAGTAACGGGAAGAGCGAGATAATCCTGCAGGGAACCGACAGCATAACCACCTGCAGGGATTGTAGATTGAGGAGTCTGATAAACAGTAGGAGTAGGATCAGTGGTCCAAGGAAGGGCGTTTTCGCCCATGAAGTTAACCCAGTGTTCCCACAAAATACGGAGAGGAACGGCCCAATAGTGAACCATCATATAAACGTTGGTCATGATGGGAAAGTAAGGCGTATTGAGACGCGCGAAGATAGAAGCGCGAAGATTGATTGTATCACCGGGAAGTACATCGGGGTCCTGAAAGAAAGGAACGATATAGCCCGCATCGAAAGTGAAAGAGTTTGAGTGGCGGCGATCAAACGCCGAGCGCTGAATATGAACCTGAGGTTCTTTAGCGAAGTTATATTGGTGAGCTGAAGGTAGACGCATGTTTGAATCCTTTCACAAACAAAAAGGTTAATATAAGCAGGGGGGCCGCGGCCCCCCTGCAAACCCCGTCACTTACCCAAAGGCAATTGCATAGCCTGCGGTTGTGACGAAGAATCATTAACAGCCTGAAACTGGAGCAGGTTGCCCAAGTTTTCAGGAGCAAGGAAGGGCTTAAGCTCGCCCTTCGTATCCTCAAAGTCAGCGAGACAGAAGAGATTGAAGTCAGCAGGAAACTCCGCAAACGGAGATTGAGGGTTTTTACAAGCCCTCTCAATATTGCGGAAGGCAACAGCGTGATTCGCACAAAAAAAAGGCTGAAGATAAGCAACAGCCTTACTATCGTAAATAGCGTACATTTTAACAAGCATTTTAGAGACTCCTTACATAGGTTTGCATTTCGAGGTCTTTGACCTCTAAGGCATAAAGTAGCTCGCGATCATAGGCTTCGTCAAGATAAGGACGGTCAGAATACTTTTCGAGACGCTTATAAGCAACGTCCTCAGCCAGCTCAGGATTATCACGCTGGAGCATTTTATAATAATAACGCGGAGGTTGAACGAGATATTTACCTTTAAAGAGGCAGCCATCAAGGTCCCAAATTTCCTTCCAATGATCGATATAAAAAGGCACACCAAGCCCATGAGACTGGAAGGCACGCTGAATAGTATAATTCTCATAGTAATCAGAGGGATCAAGCCCATCATCAAGAAGCTCACGAACAAGCTCATAAGACTGAGGAAGGCGACGAACGTTATCGCCATGCATTTTTTTGGTAACGTAACCAGCAACGTAGCAAGCAGTATCCCACGTAAGAGGAGCAACAAGAATGTGACCATAGGGCCATTTTTGACGAAGAGATTCGGAAAGATAGTACCAGCCATTTTTAGTAGGCTTAAAAGGACGAAGATCATCAATTTTAAAATCAAAAGCAGCGAAGTGATAATGAGGCCTTAAACTACGATCGCCATATTCGCCAACAGCAAAATATTTAAATGGACGACCGGGAGCCTGAAAATCGCGCCGACAGCGCTTAAAGAATTTAGTCAGATGATCGTATTGAAGATTCCCATGCAAAGGCATGTGCTGATCATCATATGTGAGAGTAATAAAGAAATTCGGAGAAGAATAACGCGCCTGATGCATCATACGAAGCGCCCACTGACGCACATTGGTCAGACGACAGCCATGACATTTACCACAAGGAAGAAGAATCTCACGACAAACAGCGAACTCAGACACATAACGCTGATAACGACGATGGGACT